TTCATCCCTGATATTCCTTTAAATTGGTCTACTTGTCCGATATATGCGAAGGGTGTTCTACTACCTAAGAAGCATGAGAACGATCCAGATACTTTTGCTGGTGGTAAGTCACCTTTAGGCAAGGCTTGGAAATTGAATCTTAATGTAGAAGAGTCTGCATTAATGATTGAAAAAGAGCCAGAGAAGTTTAAAGCTATTGGTGTATTTACTGGAGTTAAATCAGAAGGATTAGTAATTTTTGATGTTGATAGAAACTTAGGTGCGATAAAGAAGAAGTGGGGTAAAGATTTAGATCGGGCTCCTGTTGTTACGTCACCTAAGAAAAACGCTGCTAAATACTTATTCACCGTTCCAGAAGAACATTGGTTAGAGGTCGAATCTCTCAGTCATACTGCTGCGGATAATGAAGGTTGGGAAGTTTTATGGGGTGGTCAGGGTGTTATTGCTGGTGACTACTACTCAGGAGAAGGTAGTTACGAAATTAAGGGAGACTTAAATAACGTTCCAGTTGCTCCTGATTGGTTGATTGCTCGTATGAAAGAGCAATACAGGAAGAAACATACTGAAGTTGATATTAAGTATGTAGATAACAGGTGGTCTAAGAGAAGTAAAGAGGAAAAAATTGCAATTATATCTAGTTGTTTAAGTGTTATTGGATATAAGGGACCAGAGCAAGAGGATTACTGGTGGGAGATAGGGGCGATGATTAATAATGAATTAAACGGAAACGAAGGTTTAGATCTTTGGAGGGAATGGTCTAAGAACGATCCAGATTATAAATATATATGGGAAAACGGGGAAGATCCTTGTGCTGACAGATGGTATAGGACATGGAGGAACGATGGAACTAGATTAAATATGGGTAGTTTAATAAGACTTGCGGATGAAAAAGACCCAGATAGAAAAAGATTAAAGCAGAACGGTTTAGATAAATTAGTAGAGGAAGTTTCTGCTATTCCTCTTAAATTTAAGGAAGAGATTCCTGATGGTCCAGATGTTATTAAAAGCTATGTAGAGATAGATAACGATCCAATAAATGAAAACCCTGCTTACAGGAATCAAGCGTTACATAAGTTAGCTATTGAGAGTAAGCGTAGAAGTGCTGCTGAGATAGAAGAATTAGCGGAATCTTTTGAGTTATTTGAAAGAACTAAGGGACATAAACCAAAAAGTATAGGTGAGTTAGATGACACTCCTTTTGAATACACAATACCTGGATTACTTCCTAAACCCTGGACACTCTTGTTACATGCTGATGGCGGAACAGGTAAAACAGCGATGTGTATGACTATCGCTAAACATATAGCTGATGGTATTCCTTTTGAGGTTTATGGGGATAAAGTAAACGTTCCAATGGGTAAAGTTTTATGGCTTAATGGGGATCAAAATGAGAGAGTTTTAAGAAGACAATTTGAACAGGTAAATATAAAGAATAAGAAGAACGTAGAAGTAGTTGGAGAGTGGGATATGCAGTGGTACTCAAGATTTGAAAAGCTGCAAAAGAAGAACAAGTATGACCTTATAGTTATTGATAGTTTGGATGGTTGTAATAAGAGTAACCCTTATAACGAAAACGCTAGAGAATATGCTCTACCTTTAAAGAAACTTGTTAGTAGGAATGGTAATGAAACTGGATTCCCTCCTTGTTCTCTAATTATTATTCACCACAACAATAAAGATGGATCAGAAAGAGGTACTACAGCTATAAAGAACTCTGTAGATGAAAGCTGGAATATGAGAAAAATGGAAAGTGCAGAAGCCGCAGAATTAAGTGTCGGGGCTAATACACGTTCAGTACAAGTTAAAAAATCTAGAGACGACAGAGCAGATATGAAAATGTTATTTAATTTGCAACTTGATTACACATACACAATATCTAGTTACCCAGAGACAGAAAATGCAATTACGTTCGACTGTCCTAATGCTTTCTCTCAAGCAATATTGAAGGTTATGAGGGCAAATATTAAGCCTTATACGATTGCCGATCTAGTACATAACGAACAGGTAGGTGGGGTACATAGAAAAACAGCACTAAAACACGGAATTAAGAGACTTAAAGATCAAAAACTCATAGAAGAGGTGAACGGTCCAAAGATTACAGGTAAGAGAGGTGGAAGACCTGCAAAGTACTATCAAGCTCTTAGCGTTCCAGTGAAAAAAGATACTTCTCCTGATAGTCAGTTAAAAAGTGTGTCAAAACCTCAAAATATAGATACTGGAACGACTTTCAACGACAATCGGGATTGTCAAAACCCCCCTCTTGTCAAAACCTCCTCCAATAAAGTAGGTTTTGGCAGCAATAAGGTTTTGTCAAAACCCAATATCGTTGAAAACTCTTCCACTGGAACGGATGAAGGTTTTGGCAATAATTCTGGCACACAAGGAAAAGACGAATGGAGCATGTGGAGAGTAGAACCTAAAGAAGTTCTAGATATGGTTGTAAAAGATCAAATTATAGATATATAGCGATAGAGTATTACAATGAATAACACACACACGGACTACTTTATGTCAGAGGAATCTGGTGGTCTTACTGAAAGGCCGCAGAGCAATGCTTCTAGGTTGCAGAAGCTTTCACATATACTTGCTCAATCAATCCCCGTATTAACTGAAAGTGCTTTACTGCATGAAGGTAGAATAAACGATTTAGACGATAGACAACAAAAGACTGAATTGCAGGTAGCTCGTTTAGCTGAAAAAGAAAAAATAACAGAATATATGACAGTTAGAGCTTTACAGAATATTACAGGAGCAAATTGGGATGTAACTCGTAAAGGAGAGATAGGCAAAGAGCTTTCTAACCTATGTAGAAAGTACAAAATAGAGCGAGGTTCTACTTTTGATAAAACTTTCGGTACTGTTTACACTTACCCTCCATTTATTTTGAAGTTATGGTTAGAGCAAAATAGATACTACGTTCCAAAGGAGTTAAGGGGTTCTTATGAATGATAATTCTGTACGCATCTGTGCTTACACAATTGACTATGAGGAAGACGCACCCTTAGCGTCTGTTAGATACACAAGTTTCGGAGAAGACGGGAAAGTCAATGGTGTCGAGCAGATTCATTACTGGAACGATGTTTATTGCAACTGCCATATAGAAAGTGCTTTGGAAAGTGGTCTTGAGGTTTGCCTTATGACTAGATTAGACAAGAAATTGATACGAAAAAGAGTTAAAAAATGGTCTAAATTACATTAGTGTGCTACATTAATAGAGTAAACATTAGGTTAATCCATGACCTCATTTCAAAATTACTCTGTCTTTTATGGGATAGAGAATCTTCATCGCTTAAATACTTGCAGTAGTATTTGCTTCGATACTGAAACGACCCAGTTACAACCGAAGAAAGGTGGTTTAAGACTGATTCAATTAGGTTCTTATACAGCTAAAACAATCGTTGTTATTGATTGTTTTGACTTAGAAGAAAAAGATTGGGATCAGTTAGATAAATTCTTCAACAATGGGTGTCGCTTTTGGTTAGCCCATAATGCTGTTTTTGATTTAGGTTGGTTACAAGAACAGGGAATCTATGTAAGAGGAAATGTTAGGTGCTCTTTTATAGCTAACAAACTTTTATATAACGGTGTACCTCACGCCAAACATTCTTTAGATGCTTTAGCTAATAAACATTTATCTGTTGATTTACCTAAAGAACAACAGAGATCTGATTGGTCTAAACCTGAGTTATCTAAGGAACAACTAGAGTATGCAGCTACGGATGTAGAAGTGTTACTTGAGTTAGATCAAGTATTGGATCAGAAAATAAGTAAAGCAAATCTAAAAGCTAGTTATACACTAGAATGTCAAGCTTTGCCTGCTATGGCTCAGATGTGGAGAGTAGGTTTACCGTGGAACGCAGAAGCTCTTCAAAAATATAAAGAAGATAAAGCTTTTGATGTTCAACAAATGGGAGATGAGTTTATAAGAGAATTAGATAATGCGTTACCTGAAGGAGAAAAACTTCCTAGAGATGAAGATGGTAGTTTTAATTTAAGACCAAAAGATACAGGTGCTATTCGTTTAGGTACTAAAAAATATGCTGGCTTCAATATAAAAAGTTCTAAGCAATTACTAAACAAACTAACACTTATACTTGGTTACACTCCTACGGATAATAATGGTAAGGCCAGTGTAGGTAAAGAAGCACTTAGAAGGGCTGCTGCGGATTCCGAAACGATCCAGACATTAGTTGAATGGAAGAAAAAAGAGAAGAGAAGACAGATGGCACAAAGTATTCAGGAAAAGATGGCTGATGATGGGTTTGTCCGTGCTTCATATATGCAGCTAGGTGCAGAAACAGGGAGAATGAGTTCTCTTAAACCTAATAACCAGCAGATACCTAGAGATAAAGAGTTTAGAAGTTGTGTTGAAGCTCCTGAAGGATGGAAAATAGTAGATGCAGACTTCAGTCAAATGGAATTACGATTAGCTGCTGCTTTAGCTAACGATACGAATATGATTCAAGCGTTTAAGGAGGGGGCAGATTTACACGATTACACAGCAGAGAAGATGGGGTGTGATAGACAGATAGCGAAATCCGCTAATTTTGGTTTGCTTTATGGTGCAGGTGTAGAAGGATTAAGGAACTATGCTGGTGCTCAAGGTGTTCTTATGTCACAAGAACAAGCAAAGACCGTTAGAGATGGTTGGTTAAATACATATTTCGGTATTAAAGAGTGGCAGAGAGAGAACCAAGAAGAAGCACGTTCCACGGAAGACGATGAATGGCCTGAAATAAGAGTTCCTGTTACCAATATGCGTAGATACTTAAAGGGAGATTTGAACAGGGTTACTGTCAGGTGTAATACACCGATACAAGGTGCAGGAGCCGCAATACTTAAATGTGCTCTGGGGAATATATGGCCTGAAGTTCATAAAGCTGGTGAAGATGTTGTGAAGATTGCTGCTGCTGTTCACGATGAGATACTTCTTTTGGTGAGAGAAGAGTACGCTGATGAATGGGCAAAACTATTAAAGGGAATTATGGAAAGTGCTGAAGCCTTATGGCTGAAAGATGTACCTTCTCTAGCTGAGGTAAAAGTAGGAAACACATGGGAGGAAGTACATTGATCGGAATCTCTAAAAACGATAAAGGTTGGTACTACGAGAAGGATAAACGGGTAGGATACTACAGCAGTCTTGCTGAAGTAATGGTCGATGCCTACCGAGAAGAGTGCCCGACTCATAGTGATGGAACGTCTGAACAAAGAGATAATCAAAGCTCAGACGAGTGATCTTCAAAGAGCCGCAGACTTCCTAGAGGGAGCAAGGGAAGTCAGAGCAGGTTCTAAAAAACAACGAAGATTATCTAGAGAAGCCCACAGAGAATCCTACCTAAGAAAAGTCGATAGACCAATTTCGTGGTAGAGTAGTACAACGGCTACATTTATCAATGGCTCTGAAGCACGGAAACAAAACTTATATGCAGTTACTACTAGACCCTAATAGGGCCAAGTTAGTAGAAGCAGAAGCTCAAAAGGAGGGGATTAGACCAACTGCTTGGATAAGGAAAACTATTTACAACTCCTTAGAAAGTATCCTTCCTAGTTCTGTGTATAAAGAAGCCGAAGCTAAAGATCAAGTTGTATGGAGAGAATCTGTGAGGAAGAGAGTCGAAGGACGTTCCAATGCTCCCGATAAACCTTCAGAAAAACCTACGCAATGACCTATTTCACTTCTGTTACAGCAGAAAATGTTCCACCAGTGGCAAAACTTCACCAATTCTGGGTTTGTGAGCCTAGAAAACAAGGTAGAAACATGAACTATTGGGGGTATTCAAAGGAAGAGGCACATAAGAAAGCTAAACTTAATAACCCTAACGCTTCAATACTCTGGAAAAAAGAACTATGACCACTACGACAGCAACCCCTAAATATAAGGTGAATGATCAAGTTAATAAAAAGATAAACACAGGAGTATTCTTAAAAACAGGATCTACTGCTGGAACGATTATCAAGGTTATAGAAAAGCACAATGTAAGAGGGCGTATCTGTTACTACTACGGCGTTAAATGGCCTGATGGTAGAAGATCAGAACACGCACAACACATACTTACTCCTGCTCCGTAAGTAAAAATGAACCAAACTTACGCAGCGTGTCCTAAGTGCGCTCACGTTAGGACTAGGGTTGTATGCACTAAACGCTCCAGTGAAGGAGTAACGATACGACGCAGAAGATGTCCGAAATGTGACCACCGTTGGTATTCAGTTCAGTACCCAGAAGTTGCTGTAGATAGTAACGAAATCAAATGGGTAAAAACAGGATCTAACGCAGAATTTATCCCATCTACCTAAAACACATGGAATTTAAAAAGAACAAAGGAACTAAAAAACAAGAAAAAACTTATGGCCCTATGGGTCTAAGTGAAATAAGGTTAAGAGCCTTAGCTAAAGAAGATGAAAGTACTTTGCAATACATTGGATCGGTATGCGCTCCTCTAGTAAATTTGTACGAGTTTCTTAAGAGCAAGGGCTTTACAAATGATGAATGTTACCTAACAGCAAAGAGACTTTGTATGATTAATCTTGGTCGATATATGGAAGAAGATACAGATTATGATGAATATATAGTAGAGACTCATTACGAATAGATAAAACAAAACCCCCTTAGTGGACCTAATACTAAAGGGGTTAAGTTCTCTTATGCAAAGTGGGCTTTCAACGACCCATAAATATTATAACCCAAGAACTCCTCTTAGCCAATTTTTAAATGTAGGCTGTCTAACAGGATTCTCCAAGCAAGCAATCCTGGCTTTACATCTTGCTATTTCTTTTAAACAATTAGCAATGAATTGTGATTGATGAAAGTGTTGTCTTTCTATTGCTTCACAATGTCTTATTAGCTGTTCTTTAGATGCTCCTTCAGTAAACCATCTAATTTTCTTTTCTAACTCTAGTTCTTGTTCAACTGTAGGAGGTTCCATTAGTTGATCTAACAGAACAAATTGCTCATCCAAGTTCTCCATCTAATTGTTTCCCTTTTGCTGCTAACCCAGTGTAGACACCGTGATAAGGACTGTCAGGTAAATGACGACCATCAAGGACGTACCAACGCTCCATATTTAACATTCTTTGTC